GGTGTAGTCTGTGGGATTAGAAGTGGACAGCGTGTTCTGCGCTGCAGTGTTCGTATTCAAATTGGAGATAAACGTGACATCTCCAACAGTCAAAGCCTTACGCTGCGTCTTACTGGCTGTCTCAAGACTCACTCCCGGATCGATATAGACGATCTGACGCGCTCCATCATTCTTATAAACAGTCGGAGTGCCGTCCTGCTGAATGATGACAAAGTACCGCTCATTTGCATCCCGCTCAATCGTGTGGATGAACGGGGGTTCGGTCAGATTGCAGAACAGCCCATTTCCACCCGCATTGGCCACAAGCGCAACAAACTCCGTAGGAGGCCGCTTAACCAGACCCTCCACAGGAGATGGGACGGCATTGTCGATGGCCTGTGCCTCGTTGTAGGCCCGCACAGCAGGAGGCTGCTGACTAACGCCACCAACGAGATTCGGAATTGGGGTAGTAATCAGGGGCATCAATAAACTCGGTAGGAGCCTTGACGGAGGAAGGTACGGGCCATGTCGTAACTGTCGAACATGGAGTAGTCGCCAGTCTCGTTCTCAAACTCAGTCATACGAGCCAGCGCAATGGTTTCATCCTGAGCGGTAAATGAGTGGAGAGTCGTGGAGCCGACCATGCGGTCTTGGAAGATACGGGCAGAACGGATGGCCACATATCGCTTTGCGCTCTCGGGCATATCGTCAAAGTCCATCAGGATGATCTGGGTAGTCACCAGAGGCTCCGTGAAGGAGTAGGTGTTGTTCATCCGATCATACAGGCGATTGCCACGGACCACGACATCCACATAGGGATACGAGACCCGATCCGTGTCAACACGGACAATGCTATCGCTGACATAGATGTAGCCCGTGCTAGTCTCGGGGGCCATCTCAATCTTGTCATTGGTGTTGAACTGCCAACCATAAGTCAGGACTTCGCGGGTGATCTCATCAAGAATGCTCTGAGCAATCAGGGAGTCTGCCCGCTGTGCCGAAAGGGAGTTGACCGGAGGCTCACCCACGGTGGACAGCATCGTATTGATTGCCTGAAGTTTGGTGGTCTTGGTAAGAGCCATACTTGATCCTAAAGTCAAAGAAAAGAGAGGGTGGAACCCAACTAAGGGAACCACCCTCTCTTATTCAGAAGGTGATCTACACTCGGCTATTAGGCCGTGGCGTAGAGTTCGAAGCAGCACTCATCGCGAAGCACACCGTGACCCATTGCGTACTTAGCAAGCAGCAGGGTTCCGAGGCGTTCCGTGATGTAGTCGGTCTCAAGCGACAGGTCCATCAACTTGACCGTACCAACACCTTCACCATGGAAGATGATGCCACGAGTCGAGGTGAAGTTAGCACCCGAGTAACCAGTGTTAGCACCGAAGATATCGTTCTTGATGCCAGCCGCACCATGAAGGGCATCATCAGAACCACCCGACTCATCAGCAGTCGGAAGATGATTGCTCTTCTTGATCTGGATACCAGCAACAGACATCACCATACCGGAAGCAACGCTACCGTTCGGATCATTGTAATCGCGGTTGATGGCATCGCTGTCGCCGTTCACCAACTTGTAGTACTCAGCCGGAGGAAGAACGGCATAACGGCCATCGTTAGGAACATTCTTCTCATCCATCTTCGTAGCCGCAGCAAAGAAAGCGTCAATCAGAGTCCCGGTAGTCGTGTCAGCAGCACTACCAACACGAATGCGCTCACCAGCATACGGATCCTTAGCGGTAACCTTAGCGGCCTCGTTAGCGTAAGCAGAGGACGAGAAGCGCGGCTGAAGGTTACGAGCACCACCGATCACAGTACGGATCAGGTTCTTGTCTGCGGCATAAGCCAGAGCGCGACCGATTTCCGTGCTGTAGATGCTGCGAACATCATAGTGGTTCTTCATCTCATCGATGTCAGCCACAAATGCGCTCGACAGGAGAACATCATCAATGAAGATGACCTTCTCATTGTGCTTGAACTTGGACAGGTACTTGGAAGAAATACCAGCGTTGCCTTCAAAAGCAACCGTCATGTTAGCAGCGGTATTGCTGGCCGAGGTCGTATTGCCGTAACCAGTCGTACCAGTCGTGCCCTGCGAGAGAATCGACTCACCGGGAGTGTGGTAGCCAGCAGCAGCAACGCCAGTGACGGGGAACTGAGCCGACTTGCCGCTCTGAATGGTGCGGACACGGTGCAGAGGCATCATCACGTTGTTCTTTTCAAACGTGGTGATAATCTCGCCCGAGAACACCTTCAGGAACAGCGCATCAACATCATTCGCCAGATTAACCTGTCCCAGACGGGACGGCTGAGAGGGAATAAGTGCCATGTGTGTGAATCCTAAATAGAAAAAGTGAACTCTTTAGATGGGACGATTTGCCTTGTGCTACCAGTTGTCCCTCGCAAGGGGCCGACAGCCTATCAGCATCTCCCCAGTCCATCTGAAACTGGAGAAAGAAATGAACCACTCAGATTTCTCTGAATGGTTCGGTGACCTACGCTAAACGGTGTTAAGGCGTGGTACGCGGCATGGAGCCATGGTCTTCTGGAACATCAGCAGCCCACCATCCAGCGGGAATATCAACTCGGTTTTCCGACTTGATCTTCGTTCCGTCCTTCTGGATAATGAATACATGAGCCTTTACAGGTTCCGCCAGTTGCACTGGGGTTCCGGCGGGCACAAGAATCACGGAAGTTCCGCACCCGGTCAAGGAACCGAGAGCGCATACCGCCAGCATGAGGATCTGCGTCTTTCGCATATGTATCCTTGGAAACCGTCTTTTCAATGAACTCAAGAAGAGCGGTGACCAGTTCCTTGACCCAACCCCACATTACTTGGGGTCCGCATCCTTGGCCATGATCAGGCCGACACCAGCCATAATCGCGGCCACAACGGTGGCAATGTCAAAGTTGGTGGCCGGGTTGCTGTCAATCAGGGCCATGATGGCCGAGGCAACAGCGGTGACGATGGTGCAGATACCGAGAATGGTGGTCTTAGCGTTCTTCATCGGGCAACTCCAAGGGCGTTAGAAAGGGCGACACGCTGCTCGACACTCGACCGATAGGCCGGATCCTTAGCGTACCGGGGATCACGCATTGCTTCGACAATCTGGGCAATGCTCTCAAAGGCTCCACCGCTCGGGCCACGGACTTCACCCTGAATCAGGCGATTGCCAGTCGAACCGTTGGTCTGCTCATAACGGGCCTTCAGGCCAGCCACAGCCATGCGGATGGAGTTCATGTTTCCGCTTTCGATGATGCTGTTAAAGGCATCGACCTCTTCGGCGGGAATGTTGTCAGCAGCCCAGTCAACCATGCCCTGATACTGGTCAGAACCGCCAGCCATCGACATGATGGTATTGACGTTGGACTCCATGACCGACTTCTGGCCATCGACATAGGCCCGAACAAGCGGCTCAGGGATGCCCATGGCAACGATCTTCTGCACGGATTCCGGGCTCAGATCGCCATTCTGCTGAAACTCGGTCGAGTACTGATCAAGGTTGCCCAGATCCACACCCTTGGAAGACATCTTCTTCTCAAGTTCGGTGTAAGCCTTGGCAAGATCAGTCGGGTTCTGGAACTTCTCAGGGAGCCAGCCCGGACGAGTCTCCTGAACCGGGGTCTCAGGGGCGGCTGCGGCTTCTGCTTGGGCCTGAGCCAGAGCATCGACCTCGCCATTGGATTCTGCGGTGTCGCGAACGACTGTGATTTGCTGATGGTTACTCATTGCTGTGTCTGCTGCTGTTGGACGATGTTGCCCATGGTGGACGCAGCCTGAGGAACCACTTGGCTCATCATCTGTTGCTGCTGCGCCGCCATCATTTCCTGCTGCATCTGTTCCTCCGTCTTGACCAGACCCTTGGTATCGATACCGAGGCTGGCAGCACGGCGGTTCATGTACTCGCGGAAATCAATATACTGCTGAAGTCCACCCGGACCCAGAATCTGGGCAAGTCCCTGCAAATAAATATCAAGACGGTTCAGATCATTACCACGGCCAAGGGCATCAATACCCGTGACGATGGTGGGAGAAACAAACTTCTTGTCAATCTTGGGCATCTTCTTGGCCTTGGTCAGGCGGTCGATGATGCGGTTGACGAGGGGCAACTGGAATTCCTGCGACAGGATGCTGTAGATGCCGCCCAGTTGGCGTTCAATGCTCTGGGTGACCAGACGGACCTCTTCAGCCGTGACGCGCTCTGCGCTGCGGATAGAAGCCTCGGTGAGCAGGAAGGCATAGGACAGACGCTCGTTGATGGTCCCCATGGTCTGGAGAGCCACCTGAAGATCGCCAGCCTTCTGGACCTGAAGCACAGTCACATCAGCAGCATTGCCCTCAATGATCGAGCCATTGGGAGACTGGGCCAACTTCTTAGCCCGGGTGCTGCCCACCGGATTGACCATGAACAGCACCTTGGAAGACGCAGCCGCAGCCTCCACGATGCTCTTGGACAGGCTCTCCAGCGACACCAGATCGCCAAAGTACTGCTCAACGTAGCCACGGCCATAATCTTCGCCATCCACGCGGTGCATTCGCAGGGCAAGGAAGGGGTTGCGCTCGGCGGGATACACGGACTCAGTTCCCGGAATAACCACGCCACCGACCTCTTGGTAGACCTCCACCTTGTTGTCGGGCATGACATGGCAGCAGGTGTAGATTTCCACCGTGCCTTCGTGGCTGCACATACAGGTCTTTGCCACAGCCTGAATGTCAGGCGGCAGCATCGCAGGGGCCACGTTCTCCTTGATCACAATCCGGCGCACATGGCCCATGGGATCACGCTTCACCACATAGCGGTCAAGACGCAGCACCCGCATCGGGCCTTCATCCGGGAAGTAGAGAAGAACATTTCCGGCAACAATGAGTTGCTTCAGGGCTTCAAAGAGGGCCACTCGGATGCTCAGGGCTTCAATTTCAGCCATGACCTGCCGCTCCATCTCGGACAGGCTCTGCTCTGCTTCACCCTTGGCACGAGGAGACAGGCTCTCAAGGTTCTTCACGGCCTTGCTGTCGATTACAAAGCGGAAGAAGGGAGCATTGGGAGGCAGCAGAGACAGCAGGAGGGCAGAAGCAAGGTTATTAACGCCTCGTGCACCCACCGACTGATACGGGGTAGGAAACTTGCTAGCGGTCTGGTTTCCCTCGTCAGGAATCAGGTGCGGCAGGGTCAACCGGGAGCAGTCGCGGGCCCGTTCAAGGTAGGAGAACCGCTGTGTTTCCAGTTTGAGATAGAGTGCCTTGCCTGTTTCTGACATGAATTACATCCCCGGAATCTTGGTGCTACCGGACGAGGGCATCTGAATGGTAAGTGCAGCCTTGCCCTTGCGCTTCAGCAGGGGGTTGACCGGAGCCACCGGAGCGGCTTGCTTGATCGTAGGAGCCGACACATCCGGCATCTGCGGGGCTTCGGGAAGCGTGATCGGCGTGGGAGCCTTAGGAGCACTAGGAGATCTAACGCACATTGTCGTTTTGTTCCTCAAAAATTCGACATAGAAACCGGACCACAGAACGCTGGCCCGAACGGAAGAAGATTTCTTCAGGACGTTCACCCAACTCTGCACACTTCTCGGGGAAGTTCTGGTCGAGGTACGCAATAAGATCCTCGCGCAGAGGTGGTGGAGGCAAAATAAAAGCCTCCTTAGAAACAGGATTATTCATGGTTTTTCTGGCTCTGGGTGTAGGCGTACAGGATGATTGCGTAGTTAATCATGTCGAGAACGGTGTCACGGAGAGCCTCGTCCTTGACCTTGAACTCCCCCGTAGTAACGAAGGTTGAGAGCCGGGACATCTTGTCGGTCATGCGAACAAGGATGCCAGCCTCGGTCTTGCAGATCCCCATGGACTCGCATCGGGTGAAGTTCAGGAAGGGGAGCGAATCGTCCTTGCCACCGCTGTAGTCGTGG